ATCAGCTTTAAAATAAGAAAATTGTTTAATTTTACTAGCAATGACAGGATTCTTAGAGATTAAGTCTCTAGGAAATATATAAGATTTAACTAACCCAGGAATATTATTTGTATTCATAGCATTAAAAGTTGCAGTATTATATTTAAAAACCATTTCAGAAGTAGAAGAATTAATTTTACCAGTATTTATCAAAGTTGGTCTTTCCATTAAATCACTCAATTCATGTTTCGTTTTATCAGCGGATGCAGTAGTAGTAAAATTAGAGGAACCTACCACATTCGAGTCTTCATTAGCGGCAATTTCAACCACTGACATCAATTTAGATTCAGTAGTTTCAACAGTTTGTGACATTTCTTGCGTCGTCACGTCGCTTTGATTTACATTATTGTTATTGCTGACGCGTATTAACTTTCCAAGAATTGCGCCTATCCAGGGAAAGCTTGAGACAATAGGAGATACGGGGTTGCCGTGGCCCTCCATCCTTAAATAAGGACACCAATCTGATACGTAGCACTACTAATTAACTTTCAGTCTCATATTGTTAAAAAGCAAGATCTTGCGTATCTCAATTTAGTTTTAAGAACTAAATTGGAAGAGTTCTTAAGGAACTCAGAATTGTTTTCGTTGCGTTAAAAAGAAAGATTCAAATTCTTCATATAATGGTATACGAAGATTAACATTTTTACTCTTACAAGCATTATCAATTAACTTACTTTCGTGATTATAAACATGAGATCCATGCAATGCAAACTCTAATAATGCATTACCAACATTTTCAATCGTGGCAGATCTAATTTCTTTTCCACGAACCCAATTACACATATCTCTAACAGTTCCAATTAAAAGTGGGGCAACGAAAATCCCACTATTATTTTTAACAAATTTACGTTTAAGAAAGTTTATATCACAGAGTTTCCGAAAAGGTACACATTGTCCAGTTTTAGCTTCATCGGTGTAAGTGAGACCAAATGATTTCAAATGTTTAGTTATCGTCACTTGATTGTACCACTCAATTACACTCTCAGCTATGTTCAAAGCATTGTCATCACCATAAGTTGCCATAGAAACATGATCCTTAAAATCACATAACAATGGCAAATCCTGTTCCTGTTTAGCTAACAAATAAGCCATTCGCATCACGATCTGATTAAAAAGAGAGTTTATAATTACGGTTAAAGGATTACCCGAAGGTTGCGAATGAGTTTTCTGAATAAGAATACCATCAACTAATACTACACTATTAACAATTTCTTCAAATAAAACATTTCTTATTTTAGCATTTTCCTCTCCATCATCATACCAAGAATTAATTATATTACAAATTTCCCACAAAATTTCTTGATGAAGAGAACCATCAAAATTAGAAAAATCACCAGCAATTACCTTTTCACCAAATTTAGAAAGAGAATTACCCAATCTGTTCCAATCATTAGAATAAACATTAACACCAACACATACTTCATTGTTTATTCTATTACGCATTACATTTTCAACAAAACCTAAGAAATATTTACGAATACAAACAGTGTAATGCATAGGACCAGCTTCAAAAACACGAGTTTTACCTTGGTTAACTTTTTCAATTGGACGTCTTTCATCTTTAAGAGTTGAAATAAAAACAATATCAGATCGTTGATTATTTTTAGCATTATCAATAATTTTATCTACACTATTACGAAGTTCTACATTATCAATGTCCCATTCATCAGTTTTTCCTAGCCAATCACGTTTTCCAGAACTTTTTACATCAAAAACCCATGGAAAGCCAGCAGAAGTTGTTCTATTTATTCCACAAGCATATTCATAACCTTCAATACCTTTCAATGATTCTTCATAAGTTAAAACACGTCTTATATCTTTAGGAGTATAAGAAAATTGATTTCGTACGTCATTAGCAGCAATTTTAAGAATTGTGTTATTTAATTTTGGT